TGATGAACCACTAATAGATGACGCAGTACCATTACCACCATTACCACCTACATTAACTGAAGCTGCTCCACCTACTGCTCCAGCACCTCCGCCACCACCAGCAGCAGTAGCTCCTAAAACAGCTAATCCACCATTATTTCCTTGCCCTGAAGTGCCTGCTCCAACTGTTCCTGATGTATAAGGTGCTGAACTGATATTACCAGCACCACCGCCAGAACCACCATTTTGTCCATTGTGATTTGGTGAGGCTACAAAACCACCACCGCCACCGCCACCTGTAGATGTGATTGTAGTTAGCCCTGTTCCTGAAACAGAAGAATCTACTCCATTTGTTCCTTTAGTAGACGAGCTTCCTGCACCACCGCCACCTACAGTAACTGTGTAAGTAGTAAGAGTAGATAATGTTGCGGTAGAAGCTAAATATCCACCTGCACCTCCGCCACCAAAGTTACCGCCTCCACCACCACCAGCTACAACAAGATAAGATGCGGATACACCGCCTTTAGCGAATACGCCATAACCTCTTGCGGCTTGTACTGCTAATCTTGATAATAGTGACATTAACTATTCCTACTTAAATTGTGTTTGTGAAGCAAAAACTGTAAAAGCTGCTGATCCTGTTTTAACAATTGTATATGAATAAGCATCTATTCCTGAGGCATTTCCACTTGACCATGCTGTGCCACCTTGATATTTAGGTGTTACAGAGTTTCCATCAATAGTAACAGCATTGTTATAGTAAGCAGTTGATCCTTGAGTAACTAAAAATACTAATGTTAAAGATTGACCTGTAGACATTAAAGTATTTAGTGATGTACCGCTTGAACCTCTAAAGTTTACTGTCCAGTTTGCAGAAGCATTAGATGTGTAATATAAAACTGATTGTGTAGTTGCATCATAATTAATTGTACCTGTTGCAGCAGTAGCTGATACAGTTGTTACTTCAGCAGCGTTTGTAAATACAGCAGATAATAAACTTGTTGATCCGCTAAATGTTTGTGTATTTGTAAATGAGTTTGCAGCAGTTGTAACAGGAATATTAGCAGCAGCTAACGTAGTTTGTCCTGTTCCACCATTTGCTATTGGCAATGTACCTGTGATACCTGTAGATAAAGGTAATCCTGTACAATTTGTTAATGTACCAGAGGAAGGAGTTTGTAAAACTAAAGCATCAGCAGTTTGTAGCTCCTGTAATGTCGTTCCTGTAAGTACTAATGGGTAAAAATTTGCCATAAAATTTCCTTGTTAAGTTACTGCTACATTTATTGTTGAACCAGCATGGTTCAGAATAGGTAATACGCCATTAGCAACTGACACGCTAGTTGTTGATGATCCGCTATGTAATAATACCAGCAAACTGCTTGGTAGTGCAGACCATGATGTGTTTGTGCCATCAGTCTTTAAGAATTTACCTGTGTTTGATGTTTGTGAGGGTGCTAAAGCATTAAATGCTGCAGTTGCTGTAGCTTGTCCTGTACCACCACTTGAAATACCTAATGTACCTGCTAAAGTTACTACGCCTGTAGATGCTGTAGAAGGTGTAAGGCCACTTAATGATGTTTGGAATGATGTAACACCACTAGAACCACTTGCAGATAATGTACCTGTGCTAAATGATAATCCAGAGCCTATAGTTACATTACTAAAACCACCAGAACCGTCACCATATAATATAGATGATCCGCTAGTAGCAGGAGCATAATCTGTACCAGATGTAGCTGCACTAATTGCTGTACCATTACCTTTTAACAATCCTGTAATAGATGTTGAAATAGTAATAGCTGGTGTAGTCGTAGCTGTAGCTACTGTACCTGCAAATCCATTTGCTGATACTACTGAAGCTGATGTAACTGTACCAGAACCTTTACTATTAAATGTAGTCCAGTCTGTACTTGTTAAATAACCATTAACTGTGCTAGATGCTGCAGCCATAGATATTGCTGGTGTTGCACCACCTGATGATACTACTGGTGCTGTTCCTGTTACGCTTGTTACTGTTCCTGTGGTTGGTGTTGTCCATGTTGGCGCACCTGCACCACTAGATGTTAATACTTGTCCACTTGTACCTGCCGCAGTAATAGCTAAAGCTGATCCTGTAGAATATACCGCACCGCCATTTACAGCAGTTAAATTAGCATTAGTTCCACCACGATTTAAAGCTATTGCAGTACCATTCCATGTTGCTGATGTTATAGATCCAGCATAGTCAAGTGTGTTTGTAGACCATGATACGTTAGATGGTGCTTGATCGTGTCTATCCCATGATCCAGCAGCAGTTGAATTGCTTAATAAAACAATGGTACTAAAAGCACCTGATTGTAATGTAGCAATTGTAGTGCTTGAATTATTTTGAATAACAATAGTGCCTGATGATTGATTGTTATTAAATGTAAATAATGCACCACTAGGTAATGTTGTAGCATCTGGTAATTTAATTGTTTGACCACCAGAACCTGTAATAACCCAATTTTGTACAGATGATGCTGTTAAAGTAATTAATGTTCCTGCTGCTTGACTAGTAAAGCCTTCAAATAAACAATTAACTGTAACGTTTTGATTAGTGTCTCTTAATACTACAGAATTAGCACCTGTAGTTCCATAAGATGTACCCCATGCTGAACCTGTTGAATTAGGAATACCAGCACCAGGATAAACCATAGATCCGCCTGTAGCAGATAATGTGCCTGTGCTAAATGATAAACCTGACCCTACTGTTACGTTACTAAATCCACCTGAACCATTACCATAAAGGATAGATGTGCCTGAAGTAGCTGGAGCTTTACTGTTAAATGTAGTCCAATCAGTAGATGTTAAGTATCCGTTTACAGAGCCTGTAGCTGCTGCCATAGATATAACTGGAGTAGTAGTGCCAGTTGCTACTGATACTGGAGCTGTGCCTGTAACAGAAGTTACTGTTCCTGTACCACCGGCTGCAATCCATGATGTATCTGTACCGTTTGTAGATAATACCTTACCTGATTGACTTGTTTGGCTAGGTAATAAAGCGTTTATAGCTGCATTTGCTGTAGTTTGACCAGTACCGCCATTGGTAATAGGAACTGTACCAGATAACGTATGATCGTTATTCCAATCAGAAGGCAATACAATGTTAGCTAGTGTTGTACCTGCTGGAAAGTTACCTAACGCAATTTGCGCATCTAAATCGGTCTGTGTCCAATCAACTATACTATCCGTTTTGGCATGTTTAATGGTTATTGCCATTATTTAACCCCTATAATCTTACCATTCGCATCACGAACAATTGTCTTAGGTCTAGTCATGTGTTCAACAAGGGCTTGATGTGCCATGTCTTGTTTAGCAGCCAATTCTTGATTGTGCATGTGATTAGCATTAATTAATTCAGCTACATTTTGATTTACTGCATTTAACACACCAGAAATTTCATCTGATAAGTGTAAGTTACCGTCTATACCTACATCTATTAATGGATCAGACATTGGATTAGCTGTCATATATTGTTGTTTAAGCTTAGTTTTAGCTTCCAATTCAGCAATGACAATCTTAGTTTCATTGTCAAGTTGTGTTTTCCACTTTTCAAACTCAGTTTTTTGTGCATCTAATTGTGCAGATAATTGAGCTTGGGCTTGATTACGTTGAGATTCTAATTGTATTTCATGTTCACGTACTTGTGCTTGATTTTGTAATTCAGTTTGTCTAGTTTGAATTTCAAGTTGAGCTTTTTGTTGAGCAATTTGTAAATCAGCTTTAACTTTTTCCATAGCTGGATCAGGTTTAGGTTGTTTAGGTTGCTTAGATTGTTCTTTAATTGCATCTGCCACGTTATCAAACTCACCTTCTAGGACTCTGCCTACTCTATAACCTGTAACACCAAATTTTAACAGATCCATGATGAGTGGTGTAGCTTCTGCTGGCATATTTTGAGCAGCTTGCACAGCTTTTTCTAAGTATGTACCTACAGCACCTAAAAACTCTACACGATCAGCCTTTTCTTGCTGTTCATCTTGATAAAGCATAGAATCTGTAGCTACTTCTATACGGAATGTACGCATAGGATTGTCTTTAAGCATAGCTATAGCTTGTGGTACTAATGCTTGGTCATCTNNAGCTAATTGTGCAACGCCACCAATTTTAACTAATGTCTCAGGTTGGAATTGACCACAAATAATTTGTGCTTTAATTTTAAGAATACGTGAAGCATAGCAAGCTACAGCATCTTGATACTCTTTTAATCGTAATGATGCAAATTGGCTCTTAATTTGAGCTGATGTTGCAGTTTCTATGACATTAGATTGGCCACGAATAATATCAGATATACCAGTAATATCGTAGATTTCTTGCTTAAGCTGTGACATAGCTTCATAAGCATTTTTGAGAGCCATAGCGATAGGTGTGATATCCACAATATCAATAGCACCTCTAAGACCTTGCTTTTCAGAGAAAGCAGGCCAGTTTTTAACTGGGATAAGTGTATTGTTTTCACCTTCGGTAAATAAGCGTTGTAATGTTGGTTCTGATGCGTCATATACACCACGAACTTTTAATGCGTCTATGAGTCCAGAAATGCGTGTAGAGAGTACATCTAAGGCATTAGCTTGATCTTGATAAAGTGTGAAGTCTGGGATTGGTACTAATGATTCATTAGTAATAGTTGAATAGAGTGGTTTAGGGCATGGGAAAAATTCCTCTAGCTCTAAAGGATCATCTCTTTCATCTAAGATTTGGTTAAGTGATTTAGAGATCCATAAAACCTTTTCAGTTTCACGATCCCATAGCTCAATAATAAGGCCTTTTTTACCTATACCATCTGAGTCTTTATATTTTTGGTCATCTGGGCTTGAATCTAGTGGAATCTTCTCACCTAATTCTTTACCAAATCTGTCTACTAAAGCCTTACGTGACATATAAACTTTACGCCATACTTTGTTTACTTCATCCCATGTTCTAGCTGGCTCATGTCCAAAGTCTTTCCAATGTACATAGTCTACTGGTGATGATTCTGTATCTAAGTATTCTGCTGCTTCGTCTGATTCTTCGTCTTGTTCAGATGTTTCATAGTCTTGTGATTCAATCTTAGGCTCATAACGAACCCATGCTGTACCACGACCACCTAAGAATCTGTCATATACTGACGCTTCTAAACAATGTTTAAGATCCTCGTAATGAGTAATCTCAAAGTCCATAGCTCTTTCTAGGATCATGGATGCTACTCTACCTACTGGATCATTGTCTTTGAATCTACGTGACACATCCGGTTTAGGCATGCGTGAAAAGGTAGCTGCTTTTAGTGTCTGTACGTTAGCCCATAGCATGTTATAACGTGATTGCATGGAATTAACTTGTCGTTCATCCCTGTATCTGCGCAATATCTTATCTGTGCGGCCAGACCATTTAGCAAACTCTTTGTCATACTGCGTAACAGTATTGAGATATAACTCGACTTTAGTCATGCTTATGCAAAGACCACAGTAGCACTAAGAGTACCGCCTACAACAATATAGATACCAGCAGTTGTAGATACAGGTATTGGATACCATGTGCCTAATACGCCAGTAAATGTATCGATCACTTTAGCTGTAGTTGTTGTTGTAGCACTATCATAAATAGTAATTGTGCCTGCTGTTGATGCTGATACAAATATACCTAACAAACTAGCACCTACTGGTGATATGTTAGCTGTTGTTGTTAATAGTTTATATCCACCTACGTTTTGTACTGTGCCTGCCATTTTATATCCTTTTACCTTGTGTTTTAGGGGCTGATTCCCATAATTCGTTTAATGTTACTTCTGTCTTACCTACATGTAATCCTCTAGGCTTATCGTCTTTCTTCTCTATCTTAGCTTCTTCTTGCCAACATATGGACAGATATCTCCAAGAATCTGAAAAATGGGATGTCCAATCGTGTTTAGGTTTATCCTTAAAGATTTTTCTATCTTCATCCCATTCACGTTGATATTGCTTTAGAGCTTCTATGCCATCAGCACAATTCTCTTTGTCAATCCATACTCTAGGAAACATAAGTCTTGCAGCTTGTATACCATCCATAATAGATAGGTTAGTTACTATGCGCATATTTTTAAATTCAAAATGAGTAGCTAACTGTTCTACAATAGATTTACCACCGGATGCTAGAGTCTTAGCTTTAGCGTCATGCGGTAGATAATGTAATCCAAACTTATAAGGTTTGGTAAGCACTTGCGCAGCATAGTGAGCTATTTCCTTACCACTTGAAGCATAACAGTCAATGACATGGACTTCACCATGAATAACTTGATAGAACCATATAGCAGTATCATCACTATATCCTAGATCCCATACTGTGTGTACAGGGACTTCTTTATCATACTTAACTTCTGTAATTCTGTTTTCTTGTTCTGCTTGGTATAGTTCTCTACCCCAAATTGCACCAGGTATAGCAGCGTCAAAATCACATTCCATCTCTTGTCGCCAGGCATCTTCAGTCATCTCTCTTTTGAGAGAATCATATTCGCTAGGCAGAAGTATATTACTTTGTGATGCTGTGATCTTGAGTGCCAACCATTCGCCACTTGTAGTAGCCCTGTTATACACTTCCCAGAATTGGTTGCGACCTTTAGGTGTGCCAATAATAATAGCTTTACCTTGTCTATCAGCCAGTGCAGGACGTATAACGTAATTCCAAACGGACGGTTTCCAGTCACCATATTCATCAGCGACTAACAGATCAAAGAATAGTCCACGAAGGCTATCTGCATTGTCTGCACCGAATAATTGTATTCTTGCACCATTAGCGAAATCTATACGCATTTCAGATTCGTTTATGGTAGTACCTTGTATTGACCTTGAGAAGTATTTAAAGTAATCCCAACTGACTGACTTAGCCTGACGGTAAAAAGGTGCTAAGTAAGCTCCTCTAAAGTCTGTACGCTGTGTAATGAGTGCTTCTCTTATGAGATGATTAACACATGCAACTGTCTTGCCTGCTCTACGGTGAGCAACTACTACAGCCCATCTTTTGTTTGTATCGTGTAATGGGTTGAAGACTTCTCGTGGAGTGTAGGGTATTACTATTTCTTCCATGTGTATGTAACCTCACCACTATGTTCAGTAGTTTGGTCTATTTGCTGTGTAGGTTTACCATCAACTCTATCACCTAATTCTCTGATAGCTGATACGTCACCTGATGCTGCTTTCTCTATTAATGCTTCTGCAATAGCTCTGATCTTATTACCATCTGCTTGTAATAAGGCTCTCTTTAGAGTATCTGCCCATAACCTATTGTTTTTACTAGAATGTGTATTGCTCTTATTGGCTTTTGCAGCAAGCTCTCTAGCTTTTGCTAAATGTTCGTTTAGTTCCATATACTAATAATCAGGGTAGCCTGATTCCTCGTTATTGTTATTTGTATGTTGTAAGTGCTTTAGCCATCTTTTTAGGATCAGCTTTAGGCTTTTTAGCCGTTAATTCTTCTTTTTTCTCTTTGCCTTTAGATTCAGTAGCTTCATGTTTTTTCATGACTGACTTGTTTGCGTATGTTTCTAAGCCTTCTTTTATCATATTAAGATACCTGAGTTGCTTGTGGCATTTGTGTTGGTCTTGCTAAACCTACACCAAATCTGTTTTGACCTTGTTGGTTCATACCTACTGGGCCTTGTGGTGCTTGTGGAGCTTGGTTCATGTTAGGTATTGGCGGTTGCATGTTAAATGATGCGTTTGATTGTGGCATTTGCATATTACTCATCTGTGGAATAGGATTACCGTATTGGCTTTGTGGTAATATAGCTGACTGTGGCATGCCTTGTGACATGTTATCCATAGGTTGTCTAGGCGGCATAGGCGGTCTAGGCATTTGATTGCTCATAGCATTACCCAACATCACATTGCGTGGCTGTGGCATTTGTTGTGCTGGCTGCATTGTTTGGAAGTTATTTTGTGGTGAACCGATCATATTATTTACTCATTAGGGCTTGCGCTAGTTTATGGGGATCTTTCTTTACGCCTTCTGATGCCATCTTAGCTGCTGTTGCAACTGGAATACCTACACGCTTAGCTACTTTGGGATTGTGAGCTGCCGCTTCAAAAAGCTTATGTTGTTGTAAATTGTATGGAATTTTGTTCTTCCTTTTGGAGTAATTTGGGTATTTCTTTTTTGGTTGTATCACCATCTCTAATACATTCAGGGCAAGTTGGATAGCCTGTGTAGTCGTACACATCTCCGCAATCTTGGCATACTGTGATTTTCACTTTGTTCCCTATGTAATAATATAAAAAAAGCCCACGTTTTAAGTGAGCTTATGTGAAAGTAATAGATACAATTCTCCCACAACTGCGATTATATCAAAACTGACTATGCTTGTGTATTATATTTTAGGCATTTATACGTCTGCCACCAATAGTCATAAGATTGTCCATAGCAAGCTCTAACTTAAATTCATAAGCAAATGGTTTCCTAGTCTTTAAAAAGCGTGTGTAGATAGCTTCCTGTTGTTCCTTAGGCAATGAATGAATGATACTGTCAATAGTATGTACGTTTTTTAAATCTTGAGCTGATACCATTTCCAAAAAGGCGTCTGCTGTTGATTCGCCACCTGATATAAAACCTGTGCTTTTTTTTGGAAAGCCTAGCTTATGACTATCATGTGACTTCATGTACAAAGCCCAGTCCTCGCATATACATAATAAACGATCCATACTAAGCATTAATTCCACCTTGTTCTAAAATGCCACCATTTTTTGCGTAGCTTTTCTATTTCAGCATAAATTCTTTTATTCTTGTCAGAGTTTCTTCTTTTACATCCATGAGCATCCATCATAAAATGCCCATTTAAACTTTTAAGCTTATAAACAATCACGACTTAATTTTTTCCTCTATGAGCCTGGCAAATCTTATCATGCGTTCTACACTCATAGGTTCATAACCTGTTGGAAATACTTTTTTGTATATAACAATAATATCTTCTTGCGTCATGTTCCTATTTTCACTCCTTCGCCTGCAATTGAGCTACTATAAAATGAATCTTGCGTATGATTGTGTCTTGCATTATGTTTAGCGTCTTTTTCGTTATAGACTTGTGATGATTTTATCTGATTATCTGTAAACTTTATTTCATGGCCAAATATAGCTTGTAGTGGATGTGGCTTAGGCTTGTGATAATAAGTAGTGTCATTGTATTTATATGATACTAGATGATCTTCATTTCTAAGACGATACATAACCCATTTAATACGATTGTAATGCACATTGAGCTTTAAAGCCATTTCTTGGCAAGTCATTTTATCTTCGCCTATTGCTTCCATTACTGCATCTTTGTATTGATAGTAATATTGCTCTGATTGAAATTTCAACTGACGTCTTTCACTTTACAATG